CGTCATGGAGATTCAGAACATGGACGGCACCAAGGCAACTGAGGATACCGTTCGTGCCGACCATGACAAAAACTTCGTCTACACCGTCGGTGCCACAGTCGAAGTTCCGGATTTCGACGATAACAGGTGGAGCGAATGTGCACCGGGTATTCATTTCTTCATCGATCGCAGAGCAGCGGTGGAGTACCAATGACGCACGGTTCTCTATTCAGCGGCATCGGCGGCTTCGACTTAGCGGCTGCGTGGGCCGGCTGGACGAACGTCTTCAACTGCGAGATCGACCCGTTCTGCCGGCGCGTATTGAAGTATCATTTTCCCGAATCGGAACATTATGAAGACATACGAACAACAGACTTTACCGTTTGGCGCGACCGCGTCGACGTGCTCACCGGCGGTTTCCCGTGCCAGCCGTTCAGCCTCGCGGGCAAACGCAAGGGTACGGCCGACGACCGCTACCTCTGGCCCGCAATGCTCGGAGTTGTTCGGACTGTTCGACCGCGCTGGGTCGTGGGCGAGAACGTTCTCGGAATCGTTAAGATGTATGTGCTGAGAAAAAGCTGTCCTACAAGGTCGGCGAGGTCGTGGCCGTGGCGCAGAGATATCAAGATATTTTCGACTACTCCAACTGTGTCAATCCGTATGCTTGGGAAGATGATGATAAACCATCTGGTTGGACGAACAAGATGCTTACTAAGGCCGAGTTGATGCCCCATCAAATCCGCATCACCGGAATCAAGTGCGAACGGTTGCAGGATATTTCGGAGGAGGATTGCATGAAGGAGGGTATCTTAGGGGATGTAGAGTACGACAAATACGAAGTTTACGGCCTTTTTGGAAATAGCGATGATGGGTTTGACACTCCCCGCGAAGCCTTCGCTTCGCTGATCGACAAGGTGTCCGGACGGGGAACGTGGAAACGCAATCCGTGGGTCGTGGCTTATGAGTTCGAATTGGTGAAATAGCGAGATTCTCGCAAAATCTCGAAATAATTACAGATATGATGGATGCAATGAAATCGACAAAACGCCTTGAAATCCTCGAAGAATCGCTGAAAAAGAAACAGCAGATCTTCGATAACAGATTGCTAAACCATTTCAATTGTGTTAAACAATCTAACGGTCAACCATTGAATGATAAGCGCAACGGTCGGTCAACACTCGATAAATGGGATCGACAGAATGATTCACTCCGACGTTTACAGGCAGAAATCGAAAAAACGAAGAATGCAATCGAACGAGAACGAGGGAAAATATTTTCTGTCGAAGCGACGAAAGAGACGCTTCCGGCAGAGATACTCACGATGGTTGAATCTGGCACATTGATCCAATGGCGCAAATATCCGAATATCTTTTTTGTCCCCGGCGTCGATAAGGCCCGAATAATATGGGATGAGAGGAAACGGATTGTCGCCCATAAGTTCACAAATACATTGACCGATACAGAACAGCGAAAACGCTTTGCAGAGATTTATAATCGGTTGTTTGAAATTTTCAATAGGACAAAATAGCGAGGATATCATTGAATGAGTATCAAGAGCAGGCGATGACAACCTGCATGGAGCGTTGCAAGCATGACACCTACATGTTGTTCGGACTGATGACAGAAGTGGGTGAAATCACCGATAAGAACGCGGTGTGATCGACGGGAACGGTGATAACCGGTAAAACCAAATGTGAATATGAGAGAAATTAAATTCAGAGGCAAGCGCCTCGACAACAATACACAAACTGGCCCTGCTGATGGCTGGGTAACAGGGTTCTACTATCAAGGCCTTTGCGAAGGCGAGGTAAGGCATTTCATTGCATCGTACCCCTGCGTATGGGAGGTCGATCCCGCTACCGTCGGCCAATACACGGGGATGAAAGACAAGAACACGAGAAAGGTCTATGAGGGCGACGTCCTTACCGACAAATTTGAAAGCGTCGGAGTTGTCGAATGGCAAAACGGATGTTTCGTCGTGAACTTTGGGGACGTTGATGTTTTTCAAATCTCCGATTGCTTTGATGATTCATATCAGATGTGGGTCATCGGGAATATCCACGACAACCCCGAAATGCTGAAAGGAGATGAATGATGAAAAGCCAAAAAGCAAAAGAGCTTATTGAAAAATATGCCGTTGGCAATAGCCGTGATGCAGCACCTTCCATGATGAAGGGTCGAGCGGTTGAGTGTGTCGAAATCGCCGAGCAGGAGGCCGAGGAACGGATGCGTGAGAAAGCGCATAAGATTGTCAAGGAAATGATGGGCGGCATTTTTCAAGGCGATATGCCCCAAAAGATAGCCGACGAATTTATCCAAAAACTGACCGAGGAATGAAAAGCAAAGAAGCAAAAGAATTTATCGACGGGTGTATGGATCATCTCACGGTGGAGATGACAGACCACGCCAAATGGCAGCTCCGGGCTGCAATGACCCGTGCGGCCGAACTCGCCGAGCAGGATACCGAGCAGCTGATGCGGCAAAAAGCGGTAGAGGCATTCAAGTCCTCCTGCGAATACAAGGACGGTTGTGGCGGGATCGGCAGGGATTGCCACCCTGTACTGTGTGAAGATTTGAGATCATTTATCCAAAAACTAAACGAGATATGAAACTGACGAAAAGCGAAGAGTGGATAATATCCTACCTGAAAGGTAAAGATTATGTGTCGCCGTCGGTGATAGGGACTGAACACGCTCGAACTTTCGGGTTTTCCGGAGCACACCATAGTTGTTGGGCTTCCCCTATCTGTTTAAGGCTGGTAGAAAAAGGACTTTTACTTCGGAATAAAAAAGGTCGCTATAAACTGAACGAAATATGAAAACGATTAAAGAACGGGCAAAAGAAGCCGTAATCGACCCCCTTGATCCTGACGAAATGCTTCCGGTCAGATTGGGATATCTATCTATGCTGGAAAGACGTGGATTTGTTGCAGGTGCTATGAGTGAACGGAACGAACTGCTCCGCTGGCGCAATCCGAAGGATTCACCCGAGCGTGGCAAGGACGTGTTATTGAAAATACAACTTGTTGGGAATGACGAAACTATGTATTCCGTTGGATATTGGTATGACTCTTATTTCAGTAATACGCTCGGACATCACGGTGTCGTTATCGGCTGGCGACCGATTTACGAAAACGAATAGAACGATGGACATCTTGACTCCACATGACGGCGTGACGAACGATAAGATAGCCAAAGCGCAGATCGAGGCCGTCGAACGAAAGCAGAACGAATACAAACTGATCGGGCAACTGGTTCGGGTGCCCGGTCATACCCTCTATAAATTCAATACGGTTACGCGGACAGCGTCGAGAGCGGAAGTGGAGGTGTCGGCCGATTCGTGGCTGAATCCTGAGAACATGAAGGTCGAGAGCGACCGCAAATCGCGTGTCAAGGTCGAAAAGGACTGTTACTATGAGCAGGCATTGAACATAAAGAACTTCATCAAGCGTCTGCGCCGGCGGGGTATCGTCGGAATGGACGAGGAGGTGAAACTCGAAAGGTAGAGGAAATGATAAAATACAGACGAACAGATAAAATAGGCGGGGATGAGACCGCGCCTTATGATGTAATATTCGATCGAGAATATACCGTTAGGGAATTAATCGAGTACATATTGACTCGTAATGAGTGGGGAAATATCCGGTTTATAGGCGGGTCGAGTTATGGCTATCGTCAAGATCAGCTTTTATATCCGATTCCAGATAGATATATGGAAACGTGCGTCGCGTCTGTTAAAGCTGCTGGCGGTTGGTCAAATATGGATTATTTGATAGAGATGGAAAAATAGAAAAAGAGGCGATCCCGAAAGATCACCCCTCACCCAAGAACAAAGGTAGTAATTAATTCGGGATTTGCAATGAACCATTTTATCTCAATTCAGGCCGCAGCCGATGAGTACGGCATTTCGACACGTTGGATATGGAAATCGATTCGAGTGGATCGGACACTCGGCACAGTCGTCCGCAACGGGCGGATCTATCTGCGCCGCATCGAGTGGGAGGCATTTGTCGAACGGCATCCCCGACTGATCGAAGAGTGGCATGATTTACATGCACACCTACAATACCGCTATATCGGGCAATGAAAAAGAGCGAAAAGTTGAAAGAATCGTCTCCCCGATAGGCGATCTTTGCATATATGGGCAAGCTCACGATCAAACAGGAAAAGTTTTGCAATAAGTACCTCGAATGCGGTAATGCGTCCGAGGCATATCGCTATGCTTACAGATGTTCGAACATGAGCGATAACACGGTATGGAATAATGCCTATCTGCTATTACAAAACAGTGAGGTTGCAGCGAGGATCGAATATCTGAAAACTCACCTTGCCGAGGCTGCGGGCATCTCGGCCTTGCAGATCATCCGCGAGCACCAGAAGATCGCCTTTTCGGATGCGACCCGCATTCGTAACGGCTGGATGTCGCTTAAAGAGTTCGAGTCGCTTACGGACGACGAGAAGGCATGTATAAAGTCGATCAATACCAAACAGGTCAAACGGATCGCTTCGAATGGCGATGAGATTGTCGAGGAGTTCGTGAAGATCGAGTGCTACGACAAGCAGAAGAGTCTCGACAGCATCATGAACATGTTGGGTTACGCAGCGCCGAAGGAGGTGAAACTATCCGGAAAGATAGAAAATCCTGCCGTCGCTCCCGTCGTCATTCAAATAGACGCGGAGGATGCGTTGTCGATCGAAAAAACACCGCCTGCCGATGCATCGTCTGCCTGACATCCGCACCTATCGGGGGAAAGTGTATCGTTACCTCATGTATCGGTACATGCAGTACAGGGAACGGGATGCGGTGTTGAAGATTTTTAATGAAGGGTCGAGCCGTTCGGGGAAGACCTACGATGCCTTCGATTTTCTGTACGACATCTGTACGCTCGCACTATCCCCGCTCAATATCTTCGTATATCGAAATACGTTGCAGGCCTGCAAGGAGATCACCCTTGCCGATTTCCGCAAGAAACTGACCCTGCGCGGCGTCTACGATCCCGATGCGATGCGCAGCGAGAATCAACATCCCGACTACTATATCAACAACTCCGTGATCCATTTCCGCGGATTGGACAGAATGGATAGCCGTGAAGGATACGATTGCGACATCATCTACATCAACGAGATGCTGGACGACATCTCGAAGCAGCAGTACAAAAATATCACGATGCGCTGCACGACGATGGTCATCGGCGACTGGAATCCCAAATATACCGAACATTGGGCCTTCGAACTGGAAGGGCAGCCGCACACCTATTTTACGCACACGACATACAAAGACAATCCGTTCTGCCCGCCTGGGGTCATACGAGAGATCGAATCCTATGAACCTACACCGGCGAACATTGCTGCGGGCACGGCCGACGAGTGGCGATGGAAAGTCTATGGATTGGGAATCCGTGCGGCGAAAGAGGGCCTTGTCTATCCGAATATCGACTGGATCGATGAATTTCCGTCCGACCTGGAAAGGGTCGTGTTCGGCCTCGACTTCGGATTTACGAACGATCCTACGGCGCTCGTCCGTCTGGGGCTTCGGGGGCTTGATCTATACATGAAGGAAGAGTTTTATGCACCCTGCTCCGATCCGGCCTTGCTCTATGATGCGATAGAGGGGACAGTCGGGCGGATGCCCATATTCGCCGACTCGGCGGACAAATACGCTAAAAATCCCGAATCGATGGTCGACGGCCTGCTGCTGCGCGGGCTCAGCGTGGTGAAGGCGAAGAAATATGCCGGTTCCGTAACGGACGGAATTCACATGGTCAAATCGTTCCGCCTCCATATCGTCCGCAGCCGTAATTTCCAAACCGAGGCCAATTCCTATGTGTGGGATTCGGTGAACGGCATTACGATCAACCAGCCGATCGACAAATTCAATCACTTGTGGGATGCGGCCCGATACGCTGTAATGGAGTATCTCTATTGGGTCTGCAACCGCCGAAAATGAAAAAACAGCGAAAAGTTCGGAGAACCCTCTTTTATCGCCCTTACATTTGCTTCAAAGGCTATGTGCAATGAGATTCAGCTTGAAGTGGCGAAGTAAGAGTCAGGACTTGACGACGAAATCGGAGTGCGGAACTCCGACAGCGGAGGAACAGCGGTTCGTCTCTGTGCGCGATTTTCTCTCGGCAATGGGATTGGGCAGCGGTAGTACGATCGACTGCGACACCGTTGCCGGACAGACTATCGCTTACGCTCGGTGCAGCGCGTTGTTTTCGGTCGTGACCAAGAAATCCGCGGCAATTCGCAACGCCCGCTGGTGGGCTGTCGATCCGTCGGACGACGCTCGCCAGGTCGCAGGTCGCACGGAGGAACTGAACAGGTGGAAGCATCCGAATGACTTTCAAACGATCGAAGATTTCACGGCGATGATCGAAGCCTTCAAGGATATTTACGGAAAAGCCTATATTGTTCGCTGGGAGCCGGTCGGTGTGCCCACGGCCTACGAACTCTACGTGATTCCGAATCCGCTTGTTCAGGAGGTGACGACCTCCGAATTCACCGGTTTCCGGCCCGATCCGCAGATCGATTATTATATGGTTTCGATCAACGATTATCAAATTCGTGTCGATCGGGATCAAATGTTCGTCGTGCGGGATTCGGCCTATAATCCGAATATCTTCGGAGCATCGCAGTCGCGTCTGTCAGCCTTGCAGAACGCCGTCAATCCTTTCGTGTCGTCATTCGAGGCGCAGAACGAACTCATCATCAACAGAGGGGCATTGGGTATCATCTCGTTGAATAGCGAGGATTTCCGGACATCCGTGTTGCCGGAGAACAAGGAGGATCGGGAGCAGGCACAAGCGGCCCTGCGGCGATACGGCGTGATGAAGGGCCAATATAAGTACATCGTGACCGGATTGAAGGCTGCTTTCGTGCAGATTTCGGCCAACATGAAGGACATGAATCTCACGGAGGTGCAGCGCAATGCCAAGAAGGAGATCGCCGATGCCTATCAAGTGCCGTATGTACTGATCGACACCGAAGGTACGACCTATGCGAATCTTACGGCGGCCGAGGTCAAATTGTACAACGATGCGATCAAACCGGATGCAGAGCGAATATCGGAGGTATTGAACGCGGTGCACGGGTTCGATGGATTCCGCATCGTTCCCTATTTCGATCACCTGTCGATCTTCCAGGAAGCGAAGCGGCTGTATGCCGACTCGCTGACGGCGGCCGTGACGGCTGCCAGCAACGCGATCGCCTCCGGTCTCATTACCGAGCAACAGGGGAAAAACATCATTGCAAACATTCTGGAATAATGGACAAACTACTGTATAAAAAAGTCATGAGCCGCGGCGGGGCTTTCAAGCAAGCGCCGATATTGAAGGCCGATGTCGTGGACGAGGAGAAACACATCATTCTCGTGAAGTTCTGTTCGTTCGGAACGGTCGATTCGGACGGCGACATGCTGATGAAGGGTTGCATCAGCAAGAGTATTCAGGAGCGCGGGCCGGCGTCTGCGACGAACCGGAAGATACAATTCCTGTGGCAGCACGAGACGAAGAACCCGATCGGCCGTATCCTGTCGATCGAGGAGAAGGACGACGGCGGATACGCCACGGTGCAGCTCTCGGATTTCGATGCCGTGCCGGACGCTCGCCGCGCATGGGTGCAGATGCACGAAGGGGTGCTCAACCAGTTCTCGATCGGCTATCGGTATGTATGGGACAAATGCGATTACGATCCCGATCTCGACTGCCTGATCGTGAAGGAGATTATTCTGCACGAGATTTCGGTCGTCACCTTCGGCGCCAACGAGCACACGGAGTATATCGGCGACATGAAAGCCTTGGACGACATGGAACGATATGTCAAGGCATTACGGGAGACCGCGCCCGATGAATACGAAAAAGTACACAGCAGAATACTGTCGATGTTCAAAGCCGAGCCGGCCCGCGCGCCACTCACTTCACGCAGTTCGGTATTCGAAAAATTAGGTCAAATCAAAAACTGAAAAACATGGCATTCAAATTCAAGAAATTCAAACTGCCCGACAGCGGGGAGTTCTCGGATGTGGATCGCAAGGGCATGGAATTGCTCGGCAAGCACATCAACGACCAGCTCGAAATGCTGGCCGAGGGGATCAAATCGGAGGAAGAGATCGTCGAGTCGGTAAAATCGTCGCTCGGGAAACTGGGCGTGTCGGCCGAGAAGATCGCGGAGATCGAGAAGGCTCTCAAGGAGCAGGGGAGCGAGATCCGCCGTTCGATGAGCGGCGGAGCCGGCAAGGGCCGCACGATCCGCGAGCAGATCAAGGCGTTCCTTTCGAGCGACGAGGCGAAACGCGCTTTCGCGGAGAAACGCAATACGGCGCTCGAACTGGAGATCAAAGCGGCTGCTACGACGATCACCGTGGCGGCCAATACCGCGGCGGTTGCAGCGCTCAACACCGAAGTAGACCGCACGATCCATTACGCGCCGAGCGAAGACACGCGCGTCGTAGAACGGTTGTTCAAGGGCTCGACCAACTCGCCCAATATCACTTGGGTGGATCGCAAGCCCGGCAACGGCGCTCCTGCATTCATCGCCGAGGGGGCCTTGAAGCCCGCTATGGACTGGTCGTATGTCCCTGAGACGTCGACGGCGAAGAAAGTGGCCGTATCGGCCAAAATCTCCTACGAGATGCGCGACGATTTCGACTATATGCAGTCGGAGATCGACAACATGCTGCGCACGTCGCTCGTTCAGGAACGCACGAAACAGCTGCTCACCGGTGACGGCACGGGCGTGAATCTCAAAGGCATCTTTACGGCTGCTGCCACCTATACGGCCACCGCGCTCGACGGGACGGTCGAAATGGCGAACAAGGCCGATGCGATCCGCGCAGCGATCCTCCAGATGCGGAACCTGAACTTCTATCCCGACGTGGTGATGCTCAACCCTTCGGATCGGGCCTCCATCGACCTGACGAAGGATTCGACGGGTCACTACATCTCGGACGAGCTGTTCCGGCTCATCCGCGGGGTGGAGATCGTGGAATCGACTTACGTCAAGGCCGGCGATTTCCTCGTTGCCGATACGAGCAAATGGAACGTTCGCCCGTACAAAGGCATTCGCGTCGAATTCGGGTGGGTCGACGACGACTTCCAGAAGAATCTCTTCACGGTCATCTGCGAGGAGCGTCTGCACTCGTACTTCGCATCGGTCGATCAGGGGGCGTTCGTCAAAGGCGCGTTTGTGACCATTATCGCCGCCTTGCAGAAACCGGCTGCCGAGTCTTTGAAGGTGGCAGCCTAAGTCAAACATGTTAAACGAAAAAGAATATGGCAACGAAAGAAGAAAAGACCAATGTGGACTTCAACGATCGCGTGACGGTCTACGGAACCGGCGGCCCCGGCAATACGCTGGAGAAGGGCAAAGCCTATAAGGTGCATCCCGTACATGCCAAGACGCTCATCAAGTTGGGCCGCGCCACCGAGAAACGGTGAAGTAATTTCAGGACGCAGGGGTTTGATCGCCCCTGCGCCCGCTAAATACATTTCCCATGATTATCGACAACACCTATTTCGAGAAGGATCCGATCTACATCTCCGGCATCGCCAATCGGAAGGACGACAAGCCGACGGCGCTCGCTCAGACACTCATCGATTCGGCGAACTCCTACATCGCCATTTACGAGCCGATATTTCTCCGCAATCTGCTGGGTGAGGCACTGGCGGCGACGGCGGAGGAGAATCCGCAGATCGTTGCGCTGCTCAGAAACGAAGCGGTCAAGACCTCGCCCATTGCGAACTATGTCTATTTCTACTGGCTGCGCACGCATACTACGGTCGGCACACCGGCCGGCGAGAAGGTGCAGCGTGGGGAATATTCGGACGAAGCGAGTCCGCGCATCCGTGCCATAGAGGTTTGGAACGATATGGTGCGCCAATGCTGCGTCCTGCGGCCGAAGCTCGTCGAACTGGGGGCCGTGCCGGACTATTGTTCGGCAATTTTCGAACCCGCAAACTTATTCGGATTATGATCGTCAAATCGACCGACACCGTTCGGGACATCATCATCGGCAGGGCGGCATTGTTCAACCTCGAAAGCCGTAGGTTTGCAGAAGAGATCAGGAGACGGGCGGAACCGGAATGCTGCGTACTGCATCGGCGGTGGCTGCCGGACAGGCGTATTGCGGCCCGCGATCCGAAACACATGACGATGCGCGATCTGGCGGTGCTGAACGCGACGAACCGCTCCACCGATTACTTCGTCAACGTGTTGTCGCAAATGCTCGGCATCCCGAAAGAGAAGGTCGCGGATTTGCGGTTCATCCGTGCGTACCGCTACTTTCTGCACTGCATGGACACGCTCGCGGCCATCTCGAAGAGATTCGCCGATCTGAAAATCGAACCGACCGACGAGGAGCGGCAGGCGCAGATCGACCGCCCCGACCGAGGCATCGCCGCCGTGGTGCGCAAGTACGTGCAGATCATGAACGGCGCCGTATCGCCCGCGTCGGTCTACGGCATGGAGTGGAGCGTCGTCTACGAAGCCTTCGAGTCGACGACGAACGACGTGATCGAGCAGCGCAATCTCAGCAGGATACAAACCTCTAAAATCAAAAGAAGATGACCGACAACAAGGAATACGAGTACAGGTGCGTCGGGCAGACGCCGCCGGCCCGCCGTATCGTGGGAGTGAAGATAAACTCGCTGAACGACCATATCGACAAGGCCGCCGGGGCGTGCGGCTTCGGTTCGTATATCTATGCCCGCCTTAAAGAGACGAACTACATCCTGGGAACGATCACGGAGTATCCGGTCGTCGTGCGGCAATTCTTCGAGATGATCACGCCGACGGATCTCGATGGCGTCTACAAGCGCGCCTCGAAGTTCCTCTTCTGCGGCGACCTCGGCGAAGCGGAACCCGATACCGCGACGCAGGTCATGCCGATCGTCGAGGAGATGATCGACCGCTCGGCGGAGTTTTTCGAGGCATTGCGGGATCGGGGAGTCGAGGTGCAGGTCACGAAGATCACCCCGTTCGCCGCCCGATTCGATCAGCTGGTCTGCGGAGTCGAATGCGAGGCGACGATGACCTATTCGACCTGCAACAATGGATAGGATCGACAAGATACTGCGCTATTTCGATCCGCAGCGATTCATCGAGGTGTGCGAAGCGCGGTTCGATACGCTGCGCACGCAGGTCGTGGCGAATCTGCAAACGAAGACGGGCAGCAGCGGAAAGCGGGTCAACAGCCTCGGCGTGCCGGAGTGGGCCACGGGCGCGACGGCGGCATCGCTCCAAACGCAGGTCGAACAGAACGACGACGGTTTCGAAGCGGCGTTCGTCGGCCGGCAGGGGATCGCCGGCGTCGACGAGGGACGTTCTGCGGGCGATGTGCAGGCGCAATACGCCTCCTTCGATGCTTTTCTCCTTGCGATCGAACGATGGGCGCAGGCCAAAGAGGGGCTCTACGGCATCGAGGAGATCGACGCCTACGCCGTGGCGGCGAACGTATGGAGCAAGGGCACGGTGCTCTACCGCGAGGGCGGCGGTACGGAGATTCTGTTCGACCTGTTGCAGCCGGCCGTGGACGACATCGACCGGCAACTCTCCGAGCAGCTCGACCGCAGCGTGTTTACGATGTTGAATGAAACAATCAGTGATTATGCCTAAATATAGATTAACACCCGCCATTTCGCTGGCGAGAAACTACAATACGGTCGGAGTCAGCGAAGCGCCGACATACGATGCGGCCGTTGTCAAAGTCGGCGGCTATACGTTGGTGCGTTCGATCATCAACGGTTCGGCCGTATTCCCGATGGACGATCTGTTCGAAATCATCGCACAGGAAGGGAATGCGCAAACGACGATCAGCCTCGAAGTAGACGGGCAGGCGATTGCCTCGTCGCCGCTCTATCTGCTCAAAGGGGCGTCGGCGCGCGCGATGACGAACAATGCGCAGGCCGATACCCCGATCAGCTGGCCCCAGCCGTCGAAGATCGTGGTCTTTCCGGCGTTCGATTACAGCGAGCAGATCCTCGTCAACTCCTATACGGGCGCCATGCAGGACTTCGCTTTCACCGATGCCGACAGCGGCCGGCGGGAGATCTATTCGCGTGTCGATCCCGTGTTCTCCCTTCCGATGACCTTCTTCCGCGAATTCGGAGGCGGCGAGCGGCAGTTGATCGTCTCGACGGGCGGCACGACCGGCGCCGTGAAGAGCGCGCGTCTGACGGTCGTGGTGAATCCTTGCGACAGCGGATCGTTCGTGCGCTGGCGCGATGCAACGGGATTGATGCGTTACTTTCTCTGGCATCCGACCGAGCGCGTCGACGACGTATCCGAAGACGAGACCTTCGAAACGCTCTCCGAGAAACTGACACCCGAACGCCACCGCACGATCACGGCGACCACGACCCATACGCTCCATAGCGGACTGGTCGACCGTGAACTGTTCGACCTGTGCGCATCGATTCTCTCCGGACGGGAGGTGCAGCTGTACGACGCCCGGCGGAAGGTGTGGATCGACGCCTATGTCGAAGACGGCGACATCTCGCGGACGAATGCCTGCATGCAGGACTGCGTGGTAGAACTTTCGATAAAGCACTTGACGCTATGACGAAGGAACTCTACATAAACGGTCAGTTGTGCGATCTGGAAGATACTCCGTCGCTGATCTTCCAGTCGCCGGTCTTCAACGATCTCGACGTGATCCAGAGCAACCGCAGCGCGGAGATCAATCTGCCGCTGACGCCCCGCAACCGCAAGGCCTTCGGTCTGATCGACCGCATCGACATCTTGGACGATTCGGCGGTATACGGGAAGCATTCGGCAGCGTACTACCTCGGCGGCTTTCCGGTCTTCACGCGGGGGTATGCGATGGTTACGGACGTAACCGACACGATCAACATCACACTCGTGTGGGGCAACATCGACAACTTCCAGCCGTTGTTCGACGCTTCGCTGCGCGATCTGCGCGAGCAGATCATCGAGGTGGCGGGAGCGGATTATGTCGAGTGGAACGAAGATACAAGCTATTTACTTAGGAATAGCCCGATTTCTCCGTATACCGGTTTTATCGCAGTTGATTTCGGCGCATCGCTTATCGAATATGCAAAAGACTCTTCCGGTAACTGGTACATACCCAGAGAAAGCCGCCAATACTGGAAATATACGCATCCGTCTATCTACGTGGAAGCCGTATTAAACGCAATAGAACGGTACCACGGAATTATAATAGAAGGCAAAACTGCACTAAGTCGAATAGACGGTCATGATTTGTTAATTCCGCTCGTGTCGAAAAACTCAGGGCCGGATAGCTGGTACTCGGATCGGTTCGAGGCAAGTTCCGCCTATTTTACGAATAGCGATAATGGATATTATCCGCTGTTTTTCGACGAGGAAAATGCGACTTGGGACAAGAGGGGGATCGGTATCAAGGTGAAGATAGATAGCCCAGCTTCCGATGACATCGTATTCTACAAAGAGTTCTATATTGCCAATACGAAAGTAGTAGACGTGTCTATACTTAGTTATGACGGGAAGACTATTGTTTTTAACGGACATCGACGGGATGCGACGAAACCTGTCACATTGCGTCTTGCCGGCCGCAAAACAGATGATACAGAACAGGTGTTGCTCGAAGTGTCCGACATTGGGGAATTCGGTAATATTACCCGCTTTTCACTCAGCGACATTTTCGATAAAAAAGAGGTAAACGTCGAGGAATACAATGTGGTCTGGTGGAGTTTGGAAAATTTCGTTACGAACGGCGGCAACAAAACCTACGTGTCGGCCCGATTCATCATCACGCCCCATTTCGACGACATCCAATTCCCCTCTCCGTTTCCGATAGCCGAGAACCTGCCGGATATGACGCACGCGGAGTTCCTGTCGGCATTGATGACAATGGCCGGACTTTTCGCCTATCCGGACAGTTCGGATAGCAATACGATCCGCATGATGTCGCCCGATCAGTTCTATAATTCGACGGACACGATCGACTACGACTATCGCATCGTCGATTCGGGAGACAACCGGACGCCGAGCACGCAAACCGACAGACGAATCGTCGACAGTCATCTCGACGCAACGATTCAGGATTGGAGCCGCAAAGTGATTCTGAACGATCGGGGCGAAATCTGGCGGCCGGAGGGGACGGAGTTCACGATGGGGGATTATGCCCAGACCAACACGCTCGACTACGACAACGACGAGGACGCCGAGATGTTGAACACGCAGGGCATCATCTCCATCGACAACGAGAACATCGAGCGGGAGAACGAATTGGTATCGTTGGATTTCTCGGCTTCGACCAATCGTTTCTACAGCAATCCGAACAGCATCCACGACAAGACGACATTTGCCGTAGTTCCATGCTACGATGTCAAAAAGGATAAAGACGGAAATACCACCGATGTAACCTATAACGAGCCTTCACCTCGGATTCTCGCCTTGAATATAACGACATCCGACGGTTTGGCGCATTTCGAATACGGATACTTCCCCCGCACGATGTATTTCGGCGGGTCGGAGGGTATCGTGGCGAAACGGTATGCAGACTACCAGCGGATCCTGAAAAAGTTCCGCATGATTACGGTCTACGTCAAACTGACCGTGGCCGACATCTGCAATCTCGACTATACGCGGCGGGTTTACCTCGATGTATACGGATGCTATTTCGCCATCTACTCCGTCACGACCGGTGAGGACGGTATATGCGAGTGTAAATTGATCAAGCTGTAAAAAATAGAATAGCGATGATTAAAATACCGACAAGAGCAATCACAATGCCTACTACGGAGCTGCTGGATCCATCTTTTGGGCCAAAAGGAAGGTTTATATTCTCATTTTCATCTGATTTCAGAAAATGTTCCGTAAGTCGCCGTACATCGTTCGTCATTCCCCAGAGTTTGAAGAAAAGAACGATTTGCAGAATGCCGAATACCAGCATTACGATTCCGATGATTGCATAGATGCCTGTCATGATGATTGAGATTTGGTTAAGAACAAAGATATGAAAAATAAAACAACTTATCAAAATGGAAAACATTGATAAAATTATCAATATTCGCGTAAAATACTCGGATTTGATCAAGGGAATGTCCGAATCGGCTAAACGTATCGATACGCTCAACGACCGTATCTCCGAATTGAAGTCCGGTTTGAAGGGACTTAAAGCCGCACGCAAAGCCGGAACGATCGACAAGGAGGCCTATAATGAACAGGTAGCCCAAACGACGCAAGAGTTGGTTGCGAACAGGGAAGAGGTAAAGGCGCTTCAATCGGCGATGCGATTATACTCGCACGAGATTCAGGACAATATCAAAGAGGAGAAGAATCTCGAAGGTTCGGTAAATGGATTACGTGCATCCATTCGTAACCTTACGGCGGAATACAATGCACTGTCGGCCGCCGATCGAGAGGGTTCCGTAGGCAATGGGATAGCGGAGCGAATATCCAAGATGCAGGCGCAAGTCAGTGCGGCCGAACAGCGGCTGGGGAATTTCCGTTCGAATGTGGGTAATTACCAGTCGGCATTCAACGGGCTGAATGTATCGGTGTCGCAGATCGTCCGCGAGTTGCCGTCGGCCACAATGGGAGCGAATATGTTTTTCCTCGCCATCTCGAACAATATCCCGATGCTTGCCGACGAAATTAATAAACTTCGAGCTGCCAACAAACAGGCCATGAAGGAAGGCAAGCAGGGTGTGCCGATCCTTAAACAGCTGGGATCCGCTTTGTTCAGCTGGAACAGCCTTATATCTGTCGGCATTACCTTGCTCACGGTATATGGCAAGGACATCGTAAATTGGATAGGCAACCTGTTCAAGGGGAAAAAGACGATAGACGCCACGACCTTTGCAATGAATCAGATGAATGCGGCAATGTCGGAAGGTCGGTTGAACGCACAGTCGGAGGTTACAAAACTCAACCTCCTTTACAATGCGGCCACTGACCTAACAAAGCCTTACGAGGAACGGGCTACGGCTGTCCGAAAATTGCGGGAGGAATATCCGGCGTATTTCGGCAATATGGATACCGAGTTGATCATGACGGGACAACTAAAATCGCAGTATGACAAACTTCGGGCATCTATTATAGAAGTTGCGCAGGCGAGGGCGGCACAGTCTCTCATGGAGGAAAACGAAAAGAACCTGCTGCTGATAAAAAGCCAAGCTGGGGCATACGATGAGTATGTAGAGACTTTAGATAAATATAATGCCGCCCAGAAAGAATATTACAAGATGATGGGCGAAATTACAAAAGGGTTATCTCCAGAACAAAGGGCTGGCGCCTATCTTTTTGGCGTTCAATCATCAGAAAAAGCTATTTATGACGAGACAAAATCCCGTCTTGACGATCTTACAAAAATCATACGCGACGGTCTCGAAAAGGCCGGAGATGAAGGACAGGCCGTGTGGGATCGTATTCAGGATGAGTTCGACGGCGACATCAGGCGGTTTGTGGAATCGCTTGAGGCAGCCAATGCACGTCTTTCGACAGAGGCTGAGAAGCTATATACTACCCTCACACCCGACGAACTGAATAAAAATTCACCCCAGAACGTAACAGCCACACCGGAAGTAGAAGCCCCCGACTTGCCGAACTGGCGGGCGGAATTAGATGCTTGGATTGAAGGCGTGCGGGAGCAAATCGCCAAAGGGAACGTGAAAATTGCGGGTGAGTTCGAGAAGTTGGCGGCCGATATTGCGAAGGAGGCAGACGGTATCGATATGGACTTGGCCCGACGTATGCAAGAGACGTTCAAGGCGAAAGAGGATGAATACAACAACCGCATCCTCTCGGCCCGACTTTCCGGTGGGGACGAAGCCGCGCAGAATGAAACCGTTGCCATTCTTCGGGAACAGTTGGCCGAATTCGATTCGTATGCCGCAGCGTACCGAGCAATGGGGGATTCGGCTATCGAAATAGACAACCGCCGGCTTGAAATGCTCATTCGCCTGCATGACGAAATGAATAAAGGCGCCCAAAAAGAGGCGCAGAGCATGCGAATGAGTTTCCAAGCCGCCAGCGATCTCGCGGGTGCGCTGGGTGGCTTGGCAGAAGAAGCTGGGGCGAGCGCGCCGGTTGTTGCAATGTTAGGTATCGCACAGGCTATCGCGTCAATGGGTGCAGCGTTAAGCAAGGCTTTTTCATCCAGTGCAACTGTTTGGGACGGTATTGCGGGTGCTGTCGCCGCCATATCGACAATTACAACCATTATATCTCAAATAAAGTCGTTGAATAGTACTGCGGCCGAGGAGGGCGCGAAATACCACTATGCCCGCGGCGGTCTTGTGACCGGCCCCGGCACGGGTACGAGCGACAGCATCGCTGCGCGGCTGTCCAACGGCGAGGCCGTGATGACGGCCCGTGCAGTCGTGGATTGGGGGCCGGTGCTCTCGATGATGAACGTGTCGAGCGGCGGCAACGCCATTCCGACGCGGCATCTTCCGGAGAAGAGTTCGGGGATGCGTCAGATGGAACAGATGTTCGAGCGCGTGATGCGCCGGCTTCCGAACCCTGTCGTGACGGTCAGGGATATAAACAACGGTCAGCGGCGGGTCAAGGTGCAGGATGAGACGGCGCGCTACGCCGGACGCAAAAGGTAAAAAACAGCGAAAAGTTCGGAGGAACCCTTCCTGCGTATCCTATATTTGCTTCAAACACGAATTAACTCTTTTATAATAAATTAAAAAAAACAATGGCAGAATGTATCAATGATCTGGCAGGCGATATCCTGCAAGATTGCAACACGGTCTATGGGGTGGGCGTCGAGAAGATTGCCTATCTTATCAAGAAGTCCGATCTGGACGAATCGGCGACGAAATACACCAAACCGAAGATCACCAAGATCGCACTCAAATCCGGCAAGAGGGCCTATCGGTTCTCGATTCCCTCCAAAACGCCCTACAACGGGCTGATCTACGAGGATCAGAACGCCGAAATAGGCATCGCCATCAACAAGACGCTGCCGCTGCGTATGCTGGCCGACAGCCCCGCGAACTCGCAGAACATCGAGGCGTTCAAGAACGAGGACTGGGTCGCTGTCTACGAGAACAAGGCGAAGGGTGCGGACGGCAGCCAGGCGTTCTGTGTGATCGGCTACGAACAGGGCGCATCGATGCAGAACGCGACGCTCGACAAGTACGGCGACGGCTACAACGGAGGTTGGGGCGGCGACCTGATCGAGCAGAACGCACCGACGCCGCAGATCTTCTTCGACGCCGGCGGTATCGACGCTTCTCGCGCCGCGCTGGAAGCATTGTGTACTCCGGCCGAGTAGGGGGTATGCAACCGTTGGACTGGTACATGGAGAGGTGCGCATCGGGCACCTCTCTGTGCATGGAAGAGAAGAAGCGGATCGAATCGGATTATCGGGAAGTGTTCGGGCGTCCGATGCTTTCCGATTTCAGCGGCCGGTGTCCCAACCGGTTCCGTGATGCGGCCGCGATGATCGCCTCCTATTTGCGGAAGGAGCAGAAAGGCGCAAACGGCGGTTACATGCTCAAATCCGGCATCGTGATCCGCTATCGCGGAAAACTCTACACACACTTGAATCTGACGGCCGCAGCGGCTCGGCATCATCTCAGACAACATCCGTCCAACGTACACGATTTCCTGCGTCTGGGCGATCTACCCAAAACCGAATGACACTATGGCAAATTATAAGATCAAAGACTTACAGCAAGCTCAGACCCTGAACGGTGCGGTTGCGTTGGAGATTCAGGACGGGGATAGCATGTCCACCTTCGCCACGCTCGACCAGATCGCCGAGTTTCTGGGGAACACAACCCCTGTGGTGTTGTTGACCAAAGCCGGCCCCATAGACGACAGATATCTGCCCGATATGTCTGCCTCTGAAATCGCGGCAGCATACGATCGGGTCGTTGCGGATCCGATTCACACGGTACCTGTTGTCAGGATTCCCGATAACGGAGGACAATACCTCGTACCGTCAGGATATGGAGTGCATGCCGATACGAAGGCCGTCATCGGATATTATGCATCGCAGACATACGTGCTCCCGTCCAGTCTTACGTTGACATCGGAAACATTTACCTTATCGAGACTGCCGTATACGGCATCATCGATGGAGTGGGCCGATCTGCTCAGCAACACGGCCCTTCCCTCCGGTTATCTCGGCATCGATAGCGACAGTACGAGCGAAGAGATCAGTGCGGCCGTCGGGGGTGTAGACGCATTCAGCAAGTTATGCTCGAAGTTGCTCAGGCGAAACTGTATCGTCGTTGTGTCGACCGATCCCGCTGCGGCGAACAGGAGTGCATCTATTCCTGTGATAGTAGATGTAAATAGGAGTGTTGGTCTGCCACTGAAAATAACACTCGAAATCGAATATATATCTTCGGGGGAATACATTGCATTGACCATTACAGAGTCAGGAGGCACCTTTTCGGCGATGCGTACCTCTGTGTCCGTATCGGATATTCCCGATGCACTCGCCGGCAAAGCCGACCTCGACTCCGCGACGGGATATATCAAATCGTCGCAGATAGCCCCTTTGCAGGGGCGTCAGACGGGAGTAAATACCTCGGATGGATATTTTTCGTCAGACGCTCCGGCATTGTTGTTCGAAGGGGATCGGACACATGAAATATGTTTCACGACAGGAGATGACGTAACTACGGATCAAAGGCTATTTACGACTGCAAGGGGCTCCCAAAGCAACGTTCAACTGTTCGTCTCTAATGGATCGATGTATGCGTACATAGGGTCACAGTTAATGAATGCGGGTCGGGTGTCTCCTGAAACATCATACCATGTGCTACTGTCGGTGGATGTTGCGAATACAACGGGGAAAGTATATGTAAATGGAGTCCTGACAAATCAGACATCTGTTTTTCCCAATTATCAAAATGCGAATGTGTATATCGTCGGCCGGCTTACCTCGGCTTACATTTTCAAAGGAATTGTCCGTTTTCATCGCATCTTCAATTACGCCCTTACGGCCTCGGAGGTCGCTACGCTGTGGAACGGCGGCGAGCCCGAACGGTATATGCTGCCTCTGTCGGGTGAGATGCGCACCGGACTTGTCGCCGAATACATCGCCGCCGGTTTGTTGGCAGACAAGTGGCGCGACACGTCGGGCGCGGGCCTCGATCTGCCGTATGTTCCGACCGCAACGGGCGGCACGGCAGAACTGTCGTATCAAAGTGTCCCGAATCAAGGCGAAATAGTCATAGACAGCGGTATATTCTTTACCGATATTGCCGAAGGAACAGCCAATAAACGGATCGACGTACCGAGAGGATATGTGGCTCTGGCCGTGGCCGTTTATAATTACAATGCGTCTGCATTGACAAATGTCACCGTGCAAAACTGGACGGATGAACGGGCGTTCATATACGGCGCGACGGTCTATAACGCACGAGCCGTATATTCAGTCTCCGCCGCCGGTAACAAATCCGTATATAATGGGACAGGTATTACGATAGACCCTACTGTCCAATATCTTAAAGTTATGGCGACAGGAAATACAACGTCCGGAGGTATGCGAGTAAGAGTAATATGTAAATATTTAGGGGTATGAGAAAGAAGATCGATTTCCCGCCTTATAGCGAGGCGGAAGCGATGCAAATCGTGGAGGACGGCAGCGTCCTGTGCAACCTGTACGGGGGAAAGATTACCGATGAACGGGGATTGGAAAAATGGAACTACACAGATTCCGGCATTCTGTTTCCGCCCGATTCGGAAATTCTGTCGCTGACAGACGACGAACGCCGGCAGATAGAAGAGGAGTACAACCGTAACGAACTGACCCTCGCCGAGCTCGAAGCCGAGCGGGTGGCGCAGCGCGAAGAGGTGGAATCACTGCATGTACACGACGCCTAACCTTTGAAATCGCTATGGAATACCTCCCCGCAATCATCAGTGCCCTCGGAACTATTATCGCTGCGTGGTTCGCCTATAACCAGTACAGCAAAAACAAGCTGACCGACCTGAAAATCGAGAAGTTCAAAAAGGACGAAGAGACGAAAAGTATCCGTCGGGCCGACAATTCGTCTATCGTATACGGTGAGTTGTGGAGCGTTTTGCACGAGCTGGATGCCGATCGGGTCTATATCGTACAGCCGCATCCGCTCGGCAACGAAAGCCTGCTGTCCGTCTATTACGAGGTCAAGCGCAAAGGGGTGGAACCGATGAAACCGCACATGCAGGGCCTTCCGATTTCGGAGGTGCCGAAGTTCAGCAGCGATCTGGTGAAGAACCTCTTCCTCTACATCACGGACATCGACGAGCAGGTGAACGACAAATATGCGAAGTCCATCCTTTCGAGTTACGGATGTCGGGCGGCCATCATCAAACGGCTCAACGACAACCGCCACGACTGGATAGGCAGCATCTTCTGCGAGTTCACCCGCCCGCTGTCCGTACCGGAGGAGAATGCGCGGGAGATCATGCACACGGCGGCCATGAACATCCAATACCTGCTGCCCGAGTATCGATAACGTATAAATCGCTTCAACCTTAATACTGTAAAAACCATGAAAAAGCAAGTCAAAATCGCGCTCTGCATGTCGGCCGCCGTCATTGCGCTGGTCGTTCTGTTCAACCTCCTGCCGAGCGGCATCCGCACTACGGCGACGCTCTGCGCAGGATTCGGGGCGGCCACAGGAGCCGCCGCAGGCTGGCGGGCAAAGATGTGGTATGACCGAATGAAAGGATAGGTATGGCAACGTATTTCACCCTTTCCGAATTGCTGCGTTCCGATACGGCCGCAGCGCGCAGCATCGACAACGTGCCATCGCACGACGTCATTCGCCGGCTCAATGCGCTGATGGACGAATGCCTCGATCCCGTGCGCGAACTTTGGGGCAAGCCGATCGGCGTGAACAGCGGCTACCGATCGCCGGCGCTCAACGCAGCTGTCGGCGGAGCTGCGGCAAGCCAGCACATGAAGGGCGAAGCGGCCGACATCACCACCGGCAGCGTCGCGGATAATCTGCGGCTGTTCGAACGCATCGCAGCTAGCGCGATCCCCTTCGACCAGCTCATCGACGAGAATCGGGGCCGCTGGATCCATATTTCATACCGTGCCGACGGGAAGAACCGAAGGCAGGTGTTGCATCTGTGAGACGACTACTCGCATACTTGTTGGCCGTGCTCATCGTCGGTTCACTGTTTTTCGGCTGGGGCTACCGCCGCGGGGCGGCTTCCGTCGAAATGCGCGACAGCACCGTTACCCGATGGGTGCCGTGGCCGGTTCCCGTGTACGACACCATTCGGGAACCTTATCCGGTCGCGGTGCGCGAACCGGCCGATACGGTATGGAAATACATGAGTGTAGATACAGCCGCAATTATCGCCGACTATCTGCTCGAACGGGATTACCGGCTGGATTTCTCCGCCGATTCGACCGGAACATTCCTTGTCGATGCGACCGTAGGAGAAAACCGGCTGTTGCGGGCTTCGGCCGTAGTAAAGCCCGTTGTCCGTGAGATTACGGTTACAAAACTGCATACCGAGGTGCGGCCGCCGCGCTGGGAAATGGGGCTCGCCCTCGGAATCGATCCATACAACCAGTGGGCGGGCATCTACGGACGCTATACGAGAGGCCGATGGAGCGGTGAGGTCACAATAGGGTACGATCCTGTCCGAGAAGAACAATGCATTGGTGGTAAGATTGGATGGGTGTTGTGGCGGAATCCTTAGAATTTCGTTAATAGTTCCGCATTCTTTACCCGTTCCTCCCGCTCGAAACTGGCGAGGTAGTTTTCCGTTGTTTTCAGGTCATTGTGCCCCAGCGATTCCGAAATATAGGCAATGTTTGCGCCGGCGCGTTTCAATACCGTAGCGAAGGAGTGGCGCGCCGTGTAGGTCGAGATATTACCGATTCCGAGATCTTCGCCGATTGTCGCCATTCGTTTGTTGATCGCCCGCGTCAAATACTGTGTTTTCAACTTCTGCCGCATCGCATCTTCCGCCCCGTCCAATACCGGAAAGATGAACCGATCCGGAGCCGGAGGATTTCCCCAGCGGTCGATAATAGCCAGCATTCGGTCGGTCACTACTACCCGTATCTCCTTGCGGGTTCTTGTCGTCCGTGCCGTCTTTTGCCGCACGAAACAGATTTCCCCGTTTACGATGTCCCGATACCTCAACCGCACGAAATCCGCGACGTTGATCCCGTTGCACAAGTACAGGAACAGCCAATAATCGCGGTATTTGGCCGTTGCATCGCTTCCGTCGTCGTATCGGGCGATCTGTCCTATCTGCTCCAACGTAAGGGCCATTTTGCGCCCTTCGCCTTCCTGTATTTCAAAACGACCCCGCCCGAACGGGTACTGTGCCTCCTTGACAATTCCCTGCCTGCGTGCCTCGTTGAGGATCGCCCGCGGGTGCCGCAGGTGGATTGCGGCAGTTGTCTGTGTTTTACCCTCGGATGAAAGGAACGCCACGTATTTCCCCAGCCACGACGGGGTGACGGCATCGAATGGAATGTGCGCCCCTGCGAACCGTTCTATACCGAGGAGGGCGCCGCGGTATGCTACCATACTACCGACACGCCCCGCGGCTTTCAGTTCGTCCATTTTTGCCCTGAATGCGGTATTCACCGTGTCGGATGCCGCGCCTTTCAGCCGACAGTTTAGGGCGTCGAACGTAAACGCTCCCGCCGTGGCCAGCTCCTCAACGGCCGCCCGAACGATTTGGTAGCTGCTCTCGATGTCTTTGCGGATCGATACCATTGCGCGGGCTTTCGTCGTCGACAGTGCCGACCACTCCTCCGGCGTCAAATCCTTTCCAGTGGGGTAGTACCATCGGGTGCGTCTGTGGGTGACGCGAATTTTTACGGGACACTTGCCGGACTTTTTCGGATGCGAGACATCAAGCATAGGAGCAACCGTGATGCCGTCTTTCGAGTAGTTCATCTGTGTATGAATTTCGGTTTCCGGTACACAATTTCGACACAAACTCGACATAATACGGAGCTCATACAAAACAAACTCCTATTTTTTTGAACCCGATTGGCTGAGGGGATTTGCGCGCCTGCGGAACTTTCACGGAGAGTGCCGCAATTGCCTCGTAGATATTGTCCAACTCCTGGCGCATATCCTCCGACAAATCGCTGACCGCTTCGGCGTTGTCCTTGCCCGTCTGCTCCAACAACGCCAGCCGTGCCCGAATTTCGGCCAATTCTGCCGTTACTGTCGTCGTGGTCATGATGTAGTTGCGCATCGCTACGAAAGCCCGCATAATAGCCCTATTTACTCGTATGGCTGTCTCACTGCGCAACACGCTCGAAAGCATTGCAACCCCCCATTTCCGTAAAGGCAAAGGGCGGATAGCGACGACCACCCCAATTTGAGGACGCATTTTGTGATGTTAGACTTGAGGTCGCAATTTGCGTCCTCAAAATCTTTCTTTAAGACACTCTTGTTCGTAGATATACCGCGCTCCTCCAAGTGCTATAAGGTTGGCTGTTTTGTCAGTCTTTTCTAAGTGTATGTCGGTCTCATGTGCCGCACCATAAGAACAGAGAGACAATATTACACGTTGGGCTTGGGCTTCGTCTGTCGCTTTCTCGTGTATGACATAGAGCATAATGTGTTCGCTTTCTGACATTAAACTGGCCAGAATCATATCCGCAAGAGTTATATCCTTCTCTTCCATTTATACACATATTATACTGTATAAGAAAATTCTATCAAAATATATTTTTATTAATAGAATTTTCTTGTATATTTGCATTCAAGTTCATGGAACGGTAACCGTTTCGATAACCGAACGAATAATATTAGATGCAAATATAATGAAGAATCAAGAGATTACAAACAAACCGACCAAAAAGAAGATCCGATTCATCGATGTTGCGCCAGCGATAAAGAAGGAGATCGCCGCAGAGCTGGGGTGTACGGTTGACACTGTGAATAACGCATTGAATCTCACATACCCTACCTATGGCGAACAGCCGGATCGCATCCGCCGGATGGCTCGTGAACGCGGGGGATTCGAGAACACCAAAATCAGGTGGGTGCGTGAATAAAAATTGGTCTTATGGAAATCTTCGCTCTTAGAATATTGATGTGTTCAGCGTGTTTGCTATCGGTGTGTTTTGCGGTATTTGCAATCTTCGTTATGTATTATTTGATCCGCTCATTCCCGATGTTTTTGAATGATGATTATAAAGACCCATATATCCAATACCTTGAACTAAAATATCGGATAAAATTCATTGATACAAACGATCCTGAGAATAACAGCAGATGACAGGAGAAATTTAGAGAGGGCGGAAATTGCCCGCCCTCTCACGGTCAGAAGCTATCTACGCACAGTTCGAACCGTAGTTCTCACAGTCGTGCGAATTTGCGTTCTGACACGAATTTGAATCTTTGCCATGATGCAAAATGTTTAGAAAATGAAACATTAGGGATAAAACCCTTCACCCGCTTTGGGCTAAGCCGTGAATACCCGCATCGGGGATTGCATTTGACAAGATTCGAAGCAAATATAGCGAATTTGACCGATTTCTCCTGTTTTTTAGACTATGAAAACAGATATGATATTAACGCCCCGCGGGCGCGGCGGGGTAGAAGGAATGAAGTAGAATTTTTGATTGAAGGTTAATAGAGCGATGAACATCCGAGATATACAGAATGCGCTGATCGAATCGGCCGATCTCGTGGCTTTGGCCGTGTGCCGTCGCAATGCTCCGAAGTCGGACATGATGACACGTCGGAAATTGTACGAGAGCTATCCCAACGACTGGCTCGACTATCATATCAAGCGGAAGAATATCCGGGGAATAAAGGCCGGAGCGGCTAAAAACTCTGCGATACTGTTCAGCCGGCTCGAAGTCGAAGCGCTCCTGAAAGCCGAGAAGATCGACGGGGCAGGATTGAAATGAGAGCGCCCCGAAGCTGGTGGTGTTCATGATTGGAGTTTTTGAGAGAAGGGTGTTTTGCGGCTTCGGGGCTCTTTTTTAAATGTTTAAGTGTGTGATGTAACAAATTTATCAATCTAAATTATGAAAGAAATTTATGTATCATTAGCAGTGGCCAGCGCTATTATCGCTGTTATCATTTCGACAATGTTTTTCATACCTCGCTATCGGGTATGGCAACAGGATATGCAAGGGCGGGCAGAGTTCGCCAGAGCAGAACAGAACCGCAAGATCAAAATCGAGGAAGCAAAAGCAAACCTTGAGGCAGAGAAATTAAACGCACAGGCCGAAATCGAACGAGCCAAAGGTGCTGCCGAGGCTATTAAAATTGAAAACGGTAGTTTAACCCCTGCGTATATTCAATATCTGTGGGTACGACAGCAGGATAATATCCCTAATAAGGTTGTGTACATTCCTACCGAGGCTAACTTGCCTATCTTGGAAGTAAAACAATAGATCAAACCGCGATAAGCTATTAATCAGATAGGCTTCGGGGTTTGGCAAAGGTTTGCGCGCCTTTAATGTGCTGTATCTTTTCATATTTATTATTGTATTCCTTGCAGTCCGCCGTGAGGCTCGCAGCAGGATGACGGCCGGGAAAGACCGGCAAAAGGTGCCGCATTGGATGGGCTTGCCTGTAAAGGCCGCAGCGGGTTCGAGTCCCGCCGACACCTCAGCGATAGCCACCCGCAGAGGTGAGGGGTTTGGTGCTCTGGCAAAATCACCCCAGCCCGCAAGGGCAGAAAGAGTATCGGGTAGGCCGATAATACCCAAATCGGCGGGTCGTGGGCAAGACTCGAAGAGACAGCCCCGCGACGGCGAATAGCCGAAGCGCAACAAACCGGCATAGGCTCCGAAGCTGCGACGACATGAGCGGCGAGGACCACCGGGACAAATGAATCCAGTGCGCCGTGGTGTAGGGGCAACACGTCACCCTTTGGAGGTGAAGTCGCAGGTTCGAATCCTGCCGGCGCGACAAAAACAACTGTTCGCACAATAACAGCACATTTTTTGTGTTATCATAATAAAAGTGTATATTTGCAAGGGAGATATTATTATGAAAAATCTTTTTGTCATATTTTTAGACAGCGTTTTGTATTTCTTTTCATTGGCAGAGAATCCGATAGAGAAATGCCGCAAACAGCGTCAAGAAAGGACAGACACAGAAAACATGGCGCAGGATTGGTACAATGTAGGAAACGACATAAGACGAGCGTATGAGAAATACAAATCCTGTTAAAGAAGTCGTTCAAGTTCAGCAACATTATTCGGGACCACTTCCCCAGCCTGAATCTTTGGCCCAATATGATCAAATTGTTCCTGGAGCCGCAGAGCGTATTATAAAAATGGCAGAGAAAGAAATGGAGCATAGACATCGCGTGGAAGATTCAATGACAAGGAGTGCCATTCGCAGTACCTTTTTAGGAATAATCTTCGCTTTCATGTCTGTGTTGATTCTATCGGGATCGGTAGTCTACGCTTTGTATAGAGGATTCGATACCGTAGCCGGATACATCGCTGTCGGGTCCATCGCTGCTGTGGCTGGTGTATTCATTTTCTTCAAGGCAAAGAAAAGTCGGTAGTCTATTTTAATTTCTTTTTTCTAAGGCATCCAAGCGATGCCTTTTTTCATTTCTTTTTTTGCAGTTTCAAAATGAATCGCTATATTTGCAATGCCAAACTTTCCACTTCGTGTAAGCGAAGTACATAATCTTTAAGCCTTAGGGCGAGTTTTCGGGCACTTCCTTTTGCGAAGTGGAGAGTTTGGCGACTTTTTGAAGGCTCGCCCTTCTTTTTATGTACTTATATCAACTTTCAGACCCATGCCAAACCTCTCTGAAAGTAGCCGACCCGCGAAGAACAGTAGCGGGGCTACATCTGTACCTTACCCGTACAGTCATCTCACGAAAGCCGACCTTATCGGCATTCTTCACGGAACTACATCTAATCTGCTCTCTGCTGCGCATTTCTACCGCTGTGCAGCAAGTATCGTCTTTCGTTGGTGCGACAACGTTATTACCGGAGGTTTTGCCTCGGTGCATAGCGTTAAGGATCAGTTGTCATCACTGGAAAAACTTTACAAAAACCGATAGTCATGGATTCATTCGAATTGAAGCCCGCGCCTCTCTGGAAGAGAGTAGCCGGTTATTTCTGGTGCATGTGGTATAAACGAGTCCATACTCAGCGTCGCAAACGCGATCTGTTCATCTATCGAGAGCGCAAACGTCTCTCCGAACCGCATATGTTATGGCCGAGCTTGTGATCCTTGTTCTTTTCTCGTGTGCGATCCTGGCCGCCTACGGGTTTGCGGCCGCGCACAGAGCATATTTCGAACGGAAGTTTAACGAATTCTTCAACGAACGATGAAAAGCAATGTCATCATGACCCGCCCGCTGGGTAAATTCGAGGTATACCAACGCACGAGAGACGGCATGTTCAACGCGACGTCGTTGCTTGCGCAATGGAACAAAGCCAAGAACAGCAACAAACGAATACAGGACTTCTTTGAAAATCAGAACACCAAAGATTTCATCGAGGCGCTGATGGAGGAGGAAAATTTAAAGGTGCCAAATTTGGCATATTTAAAAACACGCGGCAAATACAACGGCGGTACATGGATGCACCCGTACCTGTTCGTGAAGTTTGCGATGTGGCTCAATCCCCGCTTCGAGGTTAAAGTCGTGAAATTCGTTTACGACCAGCTGATCGAGTACCGGCATCATGCGGGCGACAACTACAACGTACTTGCACGGTCGATCGCCGCGCTTCCGGATGTGGATTATTCTCAGGTTGCGCGGGGTTTGAACTGGATCGTCTTCAACAAGCATGAACGCGACATCCGGAACACGGCATCGCCGAATCAGCTTCGGGCGTTGGACGACCTGCAACGCAAACTGGCCTTCTCGGTCGATATGGGGTATATCCGGACGTTCCCCGATCTGATGAACTCCATGCGGAGAATCTACAATCGTCAACATGCAAAATTCTGAGAAAAGCATGAAAACGCCAAAAGAAGAATACGCGGTTTATCCGAGTTTGAGTGTACCGGCCCGTTACGGGCATGACCTGCACACGAAGTCGAAAGACGAGCCGATTGTGGTGGTCTGCGGTATCGAGGAACCGAAAATACATCTCGTTCCTTCCGAACTGCAAGAGTTCGCCAGACAGATTAACGAAGCGATCACCCATGATCTCGGGCTGGAATCCGGAACCTGCGAGGTTGAATATAGAGGTCTGACGGCTTCGGTCGATTTCTACGCGGAATACGAATCGCGCATCGGCGGCAGCCACGACGACGGCAGTGTGGAGCGCTACGCCGAATACACGGGCGACAGGGTATGCGTTCGCGTGGTATATGACCAATATGGCCGAGAATATCCGGACTATGCAATAATCCTTGAAAATCAACTCAACTAACCAATCTGTCACACATGAAAACGAGAATCGAAATCTACGAGATCGCCCGTCCTACGAATATTGTAGCGTCGGGGAGTTGGAGCCGCAAGTTGCGGACGCACGAGATACGCAAAGAGATCGCGTACATGATGCGCCATCTCGATGCGAAGAAGTTCACGCATAGAATAGTAGAGGATAAATAGGCTATGGAAACACGAACTATCACCCCCGAACAGAAGGCGGCATTGGATCGACGTCTTCCCGATGAAGCCGTCTCGCAGCATCCGACGAAGAAGTTCCTGTCGTCTATCAAGTCGATTTATGTAACGGAACGGCTCAACGAGGTTTTCGGCGTAGGCTCATGGCGTGTGGAGACGGAGATCGTCGAACGTTCCGAGCGCATGGTCGTCGTCAAGCTATGTTTTTCGATCCCTGAATACGGCATCTATTACGAGTGTTTTGGCGGCAACGATAACGCCGATCTGGGCGACGCCTGCAAGGGAGCGACCACGGATGCGCTGACGAAGGTTTGTTCCTGGTTGGGTATCGGTGCCGAGGTATTCAAGGGCAGACAGACCGGCGCGGGGGCGACACCTCAGAGATCTGTGCAACGCCATTCGGCAGCTCCCGACCCGATACCGGCAGTCGCACCCGTGCAGTCGGCTCCGAAGAAACGGATCACGGCCGATATGCTGAACGATGCCGTCATGCGCGATTCGTTCATGAACTGGGCATATAAGGGTAGTACGACGGTCAAAGACCCGACGAAATTCGATGTCATCGCCTTCCTTCGTCGCACTTACGATGCGGACGATACGACGGCGGTAGTCTTCGCCAAATTTTACGACGAATATCTAAACAGTAAACAGCAGAAACGATGAACACGCAGCCGATATTGATACGCGAGACGAGCAGCCCCACGGAGCTGGCGAAGCTCGCCGTCGACGCCGTTACCCGCGGAGACGTCGATCCGCTCGTCGCTTACGAGAATATATCCCGCATGGAGAAGGCGATCGAGCTGTTCAAGAAGTCCGAAGAGGTGCGCGACATTACGTTGCGCGAACTGGCTAAATACGGACACGGGAAAACATCCTCGGACTGTACGATCGAAGAGGTGGAGGCCGGCGTCAAGTACGACTACTCGGGCTGTAATTGCCAGGCTTTGGACGACCTGTACAAAATGCGTGATGCGGTCATGGCCGACATCAAGGAGAAGGAGAAGATATTGCGGGCGTTGCCGGCCTCCGGCCTGACGGATCCCGCCACGGGCGAAATTTTCTATCCTCCTGCGCGAAGCAGCAAGACGACACTTAAAGTAACCTTCAAAAAACGGTAGCAATGGCAGATTTAATCAATGTATCGCTCTGCGTGAGCGATATTCCCAGAGACAAAATTTTCGTCGCCGAAAACGGCAAGAAGGACATTTCGATATGCGTTTCGGAGCTTCGCCAGCCGGATCAGTACGAGAATACGCACTGCGTATTCATCCGTCAGAGCAAAGAGGAACGCGAACGAAAAGACGCGCGCACGTATGTCGGCCGAGGCAAGTCAGTTATCTTCCGTCCTGCGGAACCTACGCCGGATCAAGTCTCCGATTTGCCCGTAGCGGATAATACGGATGATCTTCCCTTCTGACGATGGATATGCGGATTACCGATGCGGAGGCGCGGGAAGCGCTCCGCATCCTCCGCGTCCTGTCCCGCATCCGCGGGCATACGTTGCTGACTGCAAAGGAATTGGATGCGTTACGCCGCGGAAGGTTGTTATTGAAGAAAATAAACAAACGTCATGACAAGGATCGAACAGATACGCAGGGAGGCGCGAGACATCCAGAATCTTCTTGAATGTACGACTTTTTCCGACATCGATTCGATGGTGGGGCGGCTGGATCAACTGGGTGTATATTATGCTCGCAGCGGGGCGTTGCTGAGCGAGGTGGTCGGAATGCGCGATGCAGCTGTGGCCAAGCTGTTTCACGACGAGAAAGAGACTATTCTCAGCCTTTCCCCGTCGCTTGCGAACAAACTGATCGGCAGTGCGTCTTCCGAGCTGAATGCCCTTGAAAAGTGGCTGGATCGGATCAATGCGGCGTGCAAGCACCAATGCGACAACCTTCGCACGATGATAAGTTTCGAGAAAGAGAGGATGCGATTATGAGCTATATAGACCTGATACGCAAATTTTGGCAATTGGATGCAACGTGGCAATTTGGCTGCTGTGAATCGAGGCTTTACTTCTACCTTGTAGAACAAGCGAATCGGTTAGGCTGGCCGAATAGCTTCACGCATTCCGACAGAAGGCTGTCCGAGAATGTAGGGGCGTCACGCAATGCAATTTCGAGAGCAAAAAACCGATTGGAGCAAGCGGGTCTGTTACATATCATAACGGGAGGACGCGGGAAGGGGAACCGCACAGCTTTTTCATTCGTTGAAGAACCGAATCCCGAATCAGGCATCGTTTCAAATGGTTCAATTGGCTTAAATATGAGCCAAAACATGAGCCAAAACATGAGCCAAAAACGGAGCCAAAAACGGAGCCAAAAACGAAGCCAAAAACGAAGCCAAAAACGAAGCCAAAACGAAGGCGATACTTCTTGTATAGAAGATAGACTAGACAAGAATAATATTACCCCCTATAATCCCCCTAATGGGGAGATAGTCGTACTACCGCCCTTCTCGGAGAAGGCAGAGGTAACTGACTCCTCCAACACCCTCCCCCAGTTCCGCGGCACCCCCTCCCGCGAGTTCTTGGAGTTTCAACAATGGATTTCGGAAAATGCACCGCGAGTCGCGAAAATGAAAGAGCCTTTTTCCGAGGCGCAATTCTCGGCTTTAAAAGAGGCTTATGCTCTTGACTTCATCCGCGACCTATTGCGCGCGATGCATAACTACGAACCCTTGCTGAAACGCAATCGTTCGGCCTATCTGACATTTCTGAATTGGGCGCGTCGGCGTAATGAAACGTCGTTGCCCCGTTCGAACACTCGGCATCCGGCTACGACCTACCATGCAAAACCGACTCAACATTATGATGAATTCTGAATATGTCTTACGAAGAAATACTCAAACAACTACAAACTGAGGGTAATCCGGTTCCATGCGCACGCTTCCGGTTTCGGATACCCGATGCGCGGACGGAATTGAAAAACGCGCTGGTTACTGTGCTGTCGGCAATGGGAGAACGATTGGTATGGCTTCCCGAATACGACAAGGTTGCAGCGTGGTTGTCGGATAACAACGGTAAGGGACTTTTGCTGTTCGGTAATTGCGGACGCGGAAAATCCCTGATAACCCGCTACGCCATTCCCATGCTGTTGCGCAAGTTCGCTAATCGAATCGTTACGGTCGTGGACTGCGGAGCGCAGGACGTATGTATCGACGAGGTATTAAAACGCAAGTTCATCGCATTGGACGATATAGGTGTAGAGGTGGATCGCGTCGAATTCGGTACACGCCGGAATGTGGTAGTCGAGATCGTGAACAAGGTGCAGGATAACCCCGATCGGATGGTTATAGCTTCCTCAAATCTGTCGGGTGAAGGCATCAAGGAACGCTATGGTGACCGGATATATGACCGTATTAAATACCTGTGCTATCGTGTTGCGTTCAATGGAAACAGTCTGCGCAAATGAGGCACGTTGAATCTCGTTTACAACAGTCGTTCGTCCGCTGGTTCCGGATGCAATATCCGTCCTATGCACTATGTCTGACGAGTGTCCCGAACGGCGGACTCCGGAGTAAGACCGAAGCCGCAATCATGAAGGCCGAAGGTATGACGGCCGGTGCTGCGGATTTGCTTCTGCTCGTGCCGAGGGGCAAATACGGATCGCTCGGCTTGGAGTTCAAGACACAGGGAAAGGGCAGTCGTCAGAGTGCCGTACAGAGAAGATGGCAGGAATCCTTTGAGGCTGCGGGGAACAAGTATGTTGTAGTTCGCACGCTCGAAGATGCTATTGCTGCCGCAAATCAATACATGAATCCGGATAAACAAATTTACCACAATGGAATCAACGAAACAGATTAAAATCGAAATCCGCAACCGTTGGACTGGCTCGGTCGTATTTGAATACACGAAAGAGGGAAACACAATCACCGAAACGGTTTTGGACGCTATTAGGCGCGGTGCCGATCTGCGCGGCGCCGACCTGCGCGATGCCAACCTGCGCGATGCCAACCTGCGCGATGCCAACCTGTGCGATGCCGACCTGTGCGATGCCAACCTGTGCGGTGCCAACCTGTGCGGTGCCGACCTGTACGGTGCCGACCTGTGCGATGCCAACCTGCGCGATGCCAACCTGCGCGATGCCGACCTGCGCGGTGCCAACCTGTGCGATGCCGACCTGCGCGGTGCCAACCTGCGCGATGCCGACCTGCGCGGCGCCGACCTGCGCGGTGCCAACCTACGCGATGCCAAGGGATGTTATCTATCA